TTCGAAGGTTTCAGGGATACGACGATGGGTGCGAAATTCACCCGACGACAGCGCAGGCCAGCCACTGTCTTTGTCGATATCAATGCTTGCCTGTCCACCTGCATTAAACCCAAATCCGCTCATGCTCATACTCTCATCAACTGCCGCTCAGGGCTGTTTCGCTAATTAGGTTCAGTGCAGTTGGCGTCACAGTGGTTTTTAGCGGTCGCCCGTTAAACACTCAGCCAATGCACTGGAGGGGTTGGGAGTCGTTCCCTGCACTATTAACCTGGCTTTTTCGAGCCGTATGCTTCTAGTGCACGTATTCTCATATCAATCTTGTTTCTGACGGTTTTAACGCCTACGCCTTTATGCAAGCTGGCGGCTTTCTCTAATAAGCCATCAGCTTTTTGTAGCGTATCGATGTCACCCACCTGCGTTGGCTTAACGTCGCCATTTGTTGCACGCAGTAGCGCCAAACCCGCGAACTTATAAAACTTTGCCGTGATTGGCTCAGCCAAGCGCCAATGGTTTGCAACCTGGTTAAACACTTGAGTGAAGTAAGGCTCAACACTGTGGCCAAGTTCCGCCTGAGTCTCTGCCCAGTCGAATACCGTATCTGAGATAAAACTCGGCCACTCGCGGCGAATACCTTCAGGCTTAGGTTGACCCAGTTCGATAGCCTTAAAGGCGAATTCAAGGGCTCGGCCATAGTCAGAAACATCGAACAGCCAAATAATGCAACGAGCAAAAATAGGGTGATCACTGGGTTCAATCTCCTTTGCGGCCACCTCGGCCAAATACTTATCAACGATGGGTAACCACTTTGGCAGCAACACATCACGTTTATGGGCTATCTTGTCTTCACGTCTGACAAAGGCTTTTAACTGCTTTAGGTCTTCATCGAGTTCAGCCAGTTGCAAATGCAAACTTGGGGCATAGGACGCAGAGCCGGACTGCTTTACTTTTTCGAGCTTTTTTCTGGCTTCGTTTCGCTCTTTGATGGCGAGGATGAAGGCTCCGCCGGTGATTTTTTTACTTCACTGACCACCTCTTTCATCTCATCAGCGGCGGCGGCAATATCGGCAGTGGCATCGGCAATACTGGCGGCGCTGTTTGATACTTCGTGACTTGCATCGCTAATATCAGATGCTGAGTCGCTCACATCATTGGCGGCACTTTCAACACTGGCTGTGGCTTGACTTACAGAGTCAGCGGCTTGGATAACGCTATCAGCGGCATCGGTTACTGAGTCTGCGCCGTCAGCTAATTCGGTTTTAATGTCGGTGATGTTGCCACCATCATCTGTAGTCACTTCTGCGATAACTGTTTTGTCTTCGCCAGCAGCAAGATCAATATTGACCTCAATGAAACGGGCTTTTTCTTTTACAGCTTCACGGGCCTTGTCAATGGCTTGGCTCTCATCACAACCGAGTAGGTAAGCAAGTAGCGCTAACGCTTCATTTACAGGAGCTGGCGTATCATCATGCTCAACACCTGCTTGGTTCGACTTCGCCTGTACCGCTTGACGACGCTTTTTAAAATTCGCAATTGCACCAGCCATAACGAGTCCTTTTTTATCTGTAATGATTAGATGTTCAGGCACTCACTGAGTGCCTGATACTTACGGGTTAAGCCGCTGGCACTGCGCCAATGTTCATGGCGCTTTCATCGACAGAGGCATACCCCTCTAACTCTTCAACGCCATAACCTTCCCAACGCAGATATTTATCTTCATGCTGCTTGCGGTCTTCTACGTTTTCAGACTTACGATGACTCGTACCCTTCTGGGTGTAGATGTGCAGATGAGGAAGCAAACACACAGTAATGCGCTTAGCAGGGAAATATGGCGGGGTGTAAGCATTTAACCCACCGATGGTTTTATCCATCTTCTGAACGGCTACACGCTCAGATGGTGTATCGGCTTGGTTCGCAGCTCTAGCTTGAGCGGCGGCGGTTAAATCACTACCAACACAAACAACCAAACGAGGGTCGGTGCGCAAGGTCGGGTGAATGTGAGTATTTTTAAGCTCAGTGACGATAGCGTCAAGGGTCTTATACTCATTATCTTTCAGGGCATTCACATCACCATCAGGATTAAAATAGATAGGATCAATGATGATCTGCAACGGCGCTTTCTCTTTCACTATCTGTTGCCAGCCCTTGTTAACATCTTCACCCAATGGGTTACCCGCAGGATCCGTTGTCTTGGCGACTGATGTACCGTTAAAACCAACACGTAGTTTATCCAGGGCAAAACGCAGAGTGGCGTTCTGGCTCATCAGTTTCATAAACTGTTTCGCGTTACCTGCATTAGCCCATACCGACAAGGTTGCCCAAGTCACCGCCGCACAGGAATCCGTTTCAACCAGTTGATAAGTGTTGCCATCAACATCTTGACCACTGACAAAGCGACCGTTTTCTTTACGACCGGTAGCAATTAATGTACTACCCACTTTAACCACTTGGCCTTGGATCTGGTCCACTGGCATAGTTGTAATAAGTTTTAGAAAGTCGACGGCTTCAAGCATGGCGGCGCGTAGCTTGATTTCCATCGGCGCAGTGACGCTGAACTGATGATGCACATCGTCAACTTGATAGTTTTTTGCAATATCAGCGCAGTACTCTTTTACGTGAGCCTTAGCTATTGGGGTTAAATTCATAGTTCTCTCTCGCTGTGATGATTGTTCAGTTCAGGCCGTTCAATTCAGAAAATAGACGCTTATACCGTGCAACTTTCAGATTCGCCCAAACCTTCCGGCTTTGGCTCTTGACCAGGTGTTTCTTGCTTGAGTGCGGCGAAGTCAGTCGTTAGCTTGTCGGTCTTATCTGCAAGACCTGATATTTTGTCCAGTAGCGTTGAGAACTGCTCGCCCGTCACGCCTTCTGGTTTCACTTCAGGCTTAACTTCTGGTTTCACTTCAGGCTTAACTTCTGGTTTAACTTCTGGTTTCACTTCAGGCTTTTTGCCAAATGCCTCAACCTTTCCTTCGAGATCGGTAACCTTATTGCCAAGGCCATCAAGCTGGTCTGTTAGTTGCTTAAACTGTTCTTTGTTCATTGGTTCTTCCTCTGTGAGTTCTTGTGCCTGTTGCGGCGAGAATGTTTTAAAAAACTTACCTAGTGCACTAAATAGTGCTGACTCCTCACTTTCGATAATGGGATAGCTGATAACCAGCTGTTCAGGCGCGCCATATTTATGCGTTGCATAGCGTTCTTTAGTGGAGAACTTAAGGCGGTCGGTACCTAAACTGGCTGGTTCATCAGTTACGCCCAAACCTGTGAGGTAGGCTTTACCCGATTGGGCAAAATTGGGATCAACTTCAATAGAGGTAAATACTTTTTGGTCTTGCTCGTTGGCATTGATAAGTTGGGCATTAGGCCTTAATTTGGCGAACAGACGCAGTTTGCCGTCTTGCTCTTCGGTTTTAACTTCTAATACATCACCCCAGGCACCATACCAACGACGATGATCAGGCCAGATACGTGCGCCATACGTTTCAACTTTGTAAGTTTCAGCAATATCAACCAACCACTGACGCTCAATAGGCACATTTCTAAATGTCTGTCCTTCGGTGGCGATACGGATCCAGTCGGTTGCTAGTTGCGACATTTGATGGCCTTTTGCATTAGTGGTTATTGAAAATTCATCTATTTGACGGCCAGCATAGCCAGTTGAATAAGGCTTAGCACTGGGCAAAGTTCTCGCTAATTCGGATAGAGACCTAAATCCGAATTGTTCCGAAAATTAGTCAGTTATAGTCAGTTTATAAGTGAATACACTGGGGCCAGTTTTCAATTGTGTGGGCATCATTAACCCTTGGCTAAATACTCTCCCGAAATACGCGAAGCAGCAAAACGGCTCTATTTAAGACGCTGGACGCCTGAAGAGATCCGCCTTGAACTGGGTTTTCCAAATAGCCGAATTATTTACTATTGGGCCGACAAGAACAGTTGGCGCGATATGCTGCGTGAAGAGGAAGTCGACGAGGCCATTGCTCGCCGTGTTGTGCTGTTAACCGGCATTGCTGACAAAACACCAAACCAGATCAAAGAGCTGGATATGCTTATCGAAAAGCATGTGAAGCTGAAGAAACAGCGGGCAACACTCGAACGAGCTGCAGCTGGTGAACAAGATAGCCAACACAGCACAGTTAAAGGTAAAGGCTCAAGCGAGAAAGCGCAGCCAAAAGGGAAACGCAAAGGCGGTAAAAGCAAGAATGATGTTTCACACCTTGAAGCTGATGACTTCGACATATGGGTTGATAGCTTATTCAAATATCAAAAACTCATGCGTGAGGTTAAGAACGACCCAACTCTCCCCCGAACACGCAACGTTTTAAAATCGCGGCAAATCGGCTTTACTTATGGCTGTGCTGGCGAGGCATTCGAAGACGCGGTACTGACAGGTGAAAATCAGATTTTCATTTCAGCCACCCGTGCTCAAGCTGAGGTTTTCCGCTCATATATTGTAAAAATTGCCCGCCAATTTTTTGAGTTAGAGTTAACCGGTAACCCGATAGTGTTAAGCAATGGGGCCGAACTGCACTTTTTAGCAACCAGCTCTAATTCTGCACAGTCCCGCTCAGGCAATGTTTATATTGATGAATACTTCTGGATCAGGGACTTCACCAAAGTCAGCGCCGTAGTTTCCGCTTGTGCGACACAAACCCGATTTAACAAAACTTACTTTTCTACACCCAGTGCCAAAAATCACCCCGCTTATCCTTTCTGGACTGGCGATCAGTGGAAGGGGGATAACAGTTCCCGCCAGTTTGTTGAGTTCCCATCTGATAACGAATTGAAAGATGGTGGGCGTGTCTGCGCAGATAAGCAGTGGCGTTACATCATAGATGTTGAGACTGCAGTTGCGATGGGCTGTCACCTTATCGACCCCAAAGAGCTGCAAGAGGAATATAGCCCGGAGGTTTATAGCAACCTCTATATGTGTGAATTCGTCGATGATACCGCCTCGGTCTTTAAATTTAACGCCCTAACTAAGTTGATGTTTGATGCCAGTAAGTGGCAAGACTTTAACCCTCTTGATGCTAGGCCGTTTGGGAATCGTGAAGTCTGGCTTGGCTATGATCCATCTCGAACCCGTGACAATGCTTGTTTAGTGGTAGTTGCACCACCTATCGGTGAAAAAGAGAAGTTTAGATGCCTTGAGCGACATTATTGGCGCGGCCTTAACTTTCAGCATCACGTTAATGAGATTGAAAAGACGTTTGCTCGCTATAACGTCACTTATTTGGGCGTTGACACAACGGGAATAGGTGCAGGTGTTTGGGACACGATTCATGACTTACACCCCCGTGAGGCCGTAGCGATTCACTACAGTAATGAAAATAAAAATCGCCTGGTACTAAAAATGATTGATGTAGTGGAGGGCAACCGCTTGCAACTAGATCAAGAGATGAAAGATTTACCCGCTGCATTCATGGCGATTAAACGCGGTATGAGCGGCAGCGGCAACATGATGACATTTAAGGCTGACCGCTCCGACAAGGTTGGCCATGCTGACGGCTTTTGGGCACTTAGCCACGCCATTATCAATGAACCCCTAAACTATTTACATAAAAGGACATCTTCATGGGCGATGCAAAGCTAACTGCCGCTAACGACGAAACCATAGGCGAAACAGAGCAACCGACCAGCAACTCCCCTGTGGTGTTCAGTATGCCCGAAGAGGTGATGCCAAACATGTGGCTCACCGATTATGACTCGCTGTACTGCAATGAAAGTGATGGCTATTGGGAACCGCCAATCGACAGACAACTATTGGCCAACTTGCCACGGCGTAACCCCCAACATGGCGGCATTATGGGTAGCCGAGTAAATATGGCTGCGAGCCGATTTGTATCAGGTTGCATGACCGCGCAGCAAGTAGAAGCAACATTCACTAATCAAATTATGTTCGGTGATGTGGGTCTGCTAAAAATTCGTGATGGACTTAGGCGCACCGTTCGCTTGTTTCCGCTGCCAAGTTATCGCACCCGGGTGGCGGTCGATGGTGGTGCGGTGGTACTAGAACGTGAAGATCAGCTTAGGCGCTATAAAGCTCAGGATATTATCTGGGTGCGGCAATATGATCCGGTGCAGCAGATCTATGGCTTGGTCGACTATATCGGCGGCATGCAAGCGGCCATGCTTGGCGAAGACGCAACGATGTTTAGACGTAAATACTTTTTAAACGGGGCGCACATGGGTTTTATCATGTACGCCACCGACCCCAACTTAGACCCCAAGGTCGAAGAGGAGATAAAGACTAAAATTCAAGGCTCTAAGGGTGTGGGAAACTTTAAGAGTTTGTTTGTCAATATTCCCGGTGGTAAAGAGAAAGGGCTGCAGATCATCCCGGTGGGTAACTTTGAGTCCAAAGACGAGTTTGGCAATGTTAAAGGTGTGGCGGCGCAAGATGTATTTAACGCCCATCGTTTCCCTGCAGGTCTTGGCGGCATGATCCCCACTAATGCGGCGGGCTTTGGCGACCCCCTCAAATATGGCGAGATGTACTTTAAATCTGAGACCAAACCCCTGA